CTGCGTGACATCCGCACCGGTGTAGAAGCAGCGCTTCGAACCATGACCGGCGCCGCTGCGCCTGAGCCGGAAGTTCAGCGCTACATGCAAATGTTTTCTCCAAATCCGAAAGACACGAAAGCGTCTGCGCAACAGAAAATTGATAACCTCATGTCGTTCATGGAAGACGCTGAGAAGCTAGTTGTTCAAGGGCGTGGTGTCAGTCCCTCCATGATTCCGAACAATAAGGCGCCACAACAGGCGCAGCCCGCACCAGCACAGCAAGGCCCAGCGGCTCCCAAGACGCCACAGGAATATCAAGCCCTCCCGCCCGGCACGCCGTACATGGCCCCTGATGGCAGCATGAGGATCAAGCCATGAGCGACTGGTGGTCGAATGATCCGGTTGTTGAGGGTGGGCCTATGCCCATGGCTCGCACAACTGCCAACTGGTGGGCTAATGATCCTGTGGCCAATGACCCAAAGGCCAAGGTTCGTGAGCAAGTCACGAAAGACCGCGCAGGCGGCGGCTGGGGGCAGACCATCGGGGAAGGCATCCGAACGGCACTGAATGGCCTGTCATTTGACACAGCCGACGAAATCGGCGCGGCTATGCAGGGAACCGCGAACTACGTCACCGGTGGGCGTGTTGGTAAACCCTATGATGAAGCGCTAGCCTACGAGCGCGAATATGATCGCCAAGTTGAGGAAGGACAAGGCCTAGCAGCGCCGGCGCTGAAGATCGCGGGCGGCTTGGCCGTTGCGCCGGGGCTTCCTGTCGCGCAGATTTTTTCACGCGGCATTGCCAACCCTGGTCTAGCAAGAACCGTCGCTGATGCAACAGCCAACGCCACGGCCTACGGCGCTGCGGCTGGGTTTGCAGCGGGTGAAGGTGGACTTGAGAACCGCATAGACAGCGCGAAGAACTCCGTGGCCTATGCTGCGCCTTTGGGTGCTGTGGGTGGTGCTGTTGCCAGCCGTTATGCTAACCGCGTCCAAGGCACGGCGCCGAACTCCCCGCTTCGTGATGCTCAAAATATAGGCGTAACGCTGCCCCAGTTCATGGATGGCAGCGCCTTGCCCAGCATGGTTGCGTCGAAGATGGGCGCTATCCCGTTTGTGGGTGATGACATCAACACGGCTGTTCGCGCGGCTCGCACTGAAACAGGGGACGCAGCGCAGGCAATTGCTAACCGAACCGGTGGCGGTGCTGGTCCGCAGGCTGCAGGTGAAGCGGTTCGAGACACGTTGGTCGATTGGGCTGATGATGGTTCGCGCGCCATTATGGACCGCATCTACCGGCCCGTGAACCAGATCATGGCCCCGATCAACGGGCCTCTCAACAACACAACTGCCGTGCTTAACCAGATGCTGACCCGGCAGAACGAAGCTGCCAACCCGGCAATTGGCAACGCTGCAGTTCGTGAGATCGCGGATGCCGTCAACCGGGGCAGTCTGTCGTTTGATGGCATATCGACGCTCAGGACGCGCGTAGGCACGCTTTTGGACGATAGCCTAAACCCGGATAGCCGCGTTGATCGCGGGGCGCTGCGGGCCGTCTACGGGTCTCTAACGCGCGACATGGAAAACATGGTTCGCATGGCCGGGCCACGGGCGCAGCGCGAATGGACGCGCGCTAACGGCATTGCTCGGCAGATCGCAGAACGCAGGCAGGCTCTTGAGGCTGTTGTCGGAAAGCGCGGGGACGCTACCGGCGAAAGCGTGGTTGACCGCATTGTCACTATGGCCGGTTCCAAGAGTTCGGCGGACGCTGCAACCTTGAATCAAGCGCGCCGGGCCGCCGGTGGGCAAGTTTGGAGCCAAGTGGCAGGCCAAGCACTGCTTCGTCTGGGACGCAACAACGCCAACGAGTTCTCGCCTGATACGTTCGTCACAAAGCTTTCGGCGCTCTCTCCAGAAGGCCGCAGGCTCCTGTTTCAGTCGATTGGCGACCGTGCTTTGGAGCGGGATTTGCAAAGCTTGTTCCGGGTATCTCAGGCTTTGCAGCAGTTCAGCAGGCTCGGCAACCCGTCAGGTACCGGTGGCGTGGTCGCTCTGACGGGTGCACTTGGCGCTGCTGCGTCTGGCGACATGGGTGCCACGCTTGCAACGGCAATTGCGGGCCGTGGTATTGCCAACCTCATGTCCAGGCCTGGACAGGTGCGCCCTGGGAACGTGCAGCAGGGCCGCCGCATCGTGACGGGACCGGAACTGCAGCAGGCGATTTCCGCAAGTGTCGCTGCCATCGTGGCGCACATTCAGGGCGGAAAACAAGACAGCGCGGCGCCGTTGGTTGGATCTCAGACAGAGAGCTATCCGAGCCGCTAAGGCGTGAAGAACTTCACGAAGTAGTGCCACGCCAAGTTAGCGAAAAAGCAGGCCGTGAAAACTGGCCAGAACAGTTCGCGTTTATCCATCCCCTCATCCCCGCTTAGGAACTCCCCAACATGGTAGATTCCGTCTTTGCCCCAGGCCAGCGCGTCACAGATACGGACGGAACGCCGGTTTCCGAAGGCTACCTGACGTTCTATTTGGCCGGCACGACTGACCTTTTGACAGTGTACTCCAACGCTTCGCTCGGGTCAGCCCTGGGCAGTGTTGTTTACACGGATTCGGCGGGCTATCCAGTTGCTGCGGAAGGCTCATCCACGAAGGTTCTCATTTACCCAGGGCCTGATGATTACAAGGTCGTCTGCAAGGACGCAGATGATGTAACGCTGTGGACCCATGACAATATTCCCGGCGTGGTCGCGGACGACGCCGGGTCCGAGACGGAAGGGATCACAGAAGAGGAAGCGGATTTCCGCTATGTGCGCAATCCGTCCGCTCTGACTGATGATACGACGGTTGCGGATACTGATATTTTCTCGCGATGGTCAACGAGTGACAGCGTAAACCGCGCGCTTGCGTTCTCGGCTCTGAGAACTGCGCTTGCGGCTGGCTTTGTCACAGACGGGGATATGTTCCCTTCTGGTACTCCGCTTGTGTTTCCTCAGACAAGCGCCCCTACGGGATGGACTAAAAGCACCACCCACAACAACAAGGCCCTGCGTGTGGTCTCGGGTACGGCATCAAGCGGCGGTTCGCTGGCGTTCACAACGGCATTCAGCGCCACGCGGTCTTTGAGCGGAACGGTCGGCAACACCACGCTGAACTCAACACAGATCCCCGCGCACAGCCACGATATGACCGTTAAATATTTCGACGTGCCGACCGATGCAGGCTCGCTGTCGTGCATGGTCATTCCGTCTGAAGCCTCGTTTACTGGCACGGCAGACGAGACGACATCCAACAACACGGGCGGCGGCGGGTCTCACACGCACAGCTTGAGCATGACAGACCTAGCGCTAGACGTGCAGTACGTGGACGTGATCATCGCGACGAAGGATTAAGCCATGCGCGGATACGAACGGCCACCGGCTGACGTGAACTGCCCGTACTACAAAAAGCCGATGAAGTCCGTCTGTCTCGACTGTGTGAAATGGATTGCGGTTGCAGGCACCAACCCGAACACGGGCGAAACAGTGCAGGGCTATAACTGCGCCGATGTGTGGAACATCCTCATCCAGCTTGAGGTATCGCAGCAAGTTCGCCAGACCGGCGCTGCGACGGAAAGCATGAGAAACGAAATCACCAAGCGAATGGATCGAACGCAGCCGGTTGAGCCGCGATTGCTGATCGGGAAGGTATCATGAAGATAACAATTCTGGGCAAGTCCGTCACGGTCAACGGCATTTCGAAAACGCTGTCTGATTTCGACTGGAGCCCATACGCGGACGTGCACGCTGTGCAGGCCAATCTCGATCGAGACCGCGCAGAAATCGAATACCGCGAGATCGATCCGGACGGGGACGGGCCGCTGCCGGCAGTGAAGCCGCCGAATGCTCTCGTTGACGCCGGTACGTTTGTTGATCGGTTCGGGGATGTGCTCCGGGCCTGGGAAGCGGCGCCGCTGTTTGAGGGTAAGAAGGCTCATAGCAGAACGCAGAACGGACCTGGCATTAAGAAGCCCTCAGAAGTTGAGCAGCGCCTTGCTGCGCTTGAGGAGAAATTCAACATCCTGATTGAAGAGATCAGCAAGACGAGGGGGCCGGGATGAAAATCAGCGATGAAGGCTTGCGGCTAATCAAGAATTTTGAAGGCTACCACACCCGCCTAAAAGACGGCTCGTGCGCTGCTTATCTGTGCCCGGCTCGCGTCCCTACTATCGGGTGGGGAACGACTGAAGGCGTCAAGCTCGGCATGGTCTGGACAGAGGCAGAGGCTACCGCTGCCCTTTTGCGTGAAATCGCGAAGTTCGAGAACGCGGTCAATACCAGTGTCACGGTCGAGATCAACCAGAACGAGTTCGATGCCATGGTATCCCTTGCCTACAATATCGGGGTTGCCGGTTTCAAAAGGTCTAGCGTGCTTCGACGGCTAAACAAGGGCAACCGTGCCGGCGCTGCACAGGCTTTTCATCTTTGGAACAAGGGCGGCGGACGCATTCTTGCCGGGCTCGTGTCGCGCCGCGCTCGTGAGGCAGCGCTATTCTTGAAGCCTGTCGAGAAGCCGGAAGAACCGTTCATGCCGCAAGCGGTGGAATGCAGCACGACACCGCAGAATAAAGCGGCTGGCTGGGGCATTGGCATCGATACCGGTTGGGACGTCGCGCACATCGCGGCTCCTGATGTTATTCCGGCACCTCCGTTTGGCTTTCTCTCTAGGCTCTCCGATGCTGGAATTCCCACCCCACCCGCTGAGCTAGTTTCCAGTGTTGCGGGATGGCAAACAGCCGCAGAAACATTGGCTAATTTCGCGCGCTCGCCATCGGTGCTAATCGCGGTTTGTGGTATACTGATTGCGTTCGCGTTGCCTTGGGCTGCTCGGAGGTTTTCACCATGATGATGGTGCTGTCATTCCTCGCCACGCCTCTAGGCCGTGGCGCCGTTGTCGTAGCTGCGTTGGTACTGGCGTTTCTCGTTAACAACAGCCACCAGCGCTCTATCGGAGCCGAAAAGGTGGTGGCCAAGATGGAGAAGGCCGCCGATGCGAACGCTAAAAAAGCTGAAGCCGCTCGCAAGTCTGTTGATGCTATTCCCAATGACCGGCTGCGCGACAAACACTTTCGCGACTGACAGCGCATGCAAGAGCTTTAAGACCATCAGTGCTAGCGTGCAGGACACCCCCCAAACCAAGCGCCAAGTCATCGGGCACAACAGAGCCTATGACGCAATCTGCAAGGGCTAGCCATGAATGCAGAAACGCAAATTGCTGCTTACGTTGCCGCCATACGTGGATCAGACGGACGCGCGCTTCATTGCGTGGCGGCTAGACCAGCACAGCCAAGCAATAGAACACCTCCAGGAAACGAAAATGGACAACCCAAGCGCTTCGCTCCTGCGCCTGGTGTGGGTGGGCCTGTCCGCAATCCTTGGCCTGATCGGCCTGGCATTGCCAGAAAAATCAGCAGATATCTTAATGCTGCTGCTCAAGTAGCAACGCGGCGCTCTGTTGAGATTGCAGCCGTTACGCTGCTTGTTGCCGGCGCACTCCGGGTTGCCGTGCATTTGGTCGAGCCCAATCATCCCGTGATCGTCAAGCTGATGTACTATCTCTGAGGGCGCATGGACAACTTCCTCAACCGTCTCAACCGCAACCCCTACCAGCCCATAGATAGCGCCTCTATTACGCGCGTGGATGAGCTTGGAAACGGCTACGACGATTGGAACAACCTCATCGCGCCCAAGTTCGAAGCCCCGCAGCAGACATGGGGAGAAACCGCCCTAGGTGTCGCGACCGCGCCAGCACGTATTGCCACGGCTCTCGCAGGCTCCCTGAGCCCGTACGGTGCAGACGGCTGGCAAGTGCCTCCCATCGTGCACGAGGGCGTCAACGCTCTTACCGCAGTTGGTGACGCCTATAACTACGGGATGACAGACGACGAGATCAACTCTCGTGCCTTGGGAATGGCAGGGTTCATGATGGGCGGCGGGGGGCTTGCTGCCAAATCTCCGGTTTCCAGGGCCGCAAACCTATTCCCAGACCAGCCGCGCGCCATGAGTGCTGATCTATTTGCGGAGGCCGTGCCCGCAGGCGAGCGGTTTGGGGCAAGAACCGCAGCGGACGCCTCTAAGGAATCTAGCATCCCTGCTATAGCAAGTGCTCTAGAGCAAAAAGGCGCCAGACCGGAGCCTAGCGCCTTGCCCCAAGGCCGGAGCGATGGGGTCTCTGATGTTCTAGCAGAGCCGGTAGACTATAACGCTTGGCTCGATAGAGTGCAAGCCAGCGTTGACGACGGCGCAGAAGGTCCTTTTTTTGGGCCTGCCAATCCGGAGGCTGTGACTGGCACAGCATTGCAGGACATCGCGCGCCAATCCTATCAAAAGGAAATGGACTATAACGGCTGGCCAAATGAGCTAACGGGAGACCAGCCGCCCCACGCCGCCATTGCGTCGTCTCTACGCGACGCAGCAGAGGCCACAGGGCGTTCATTGGACATTTACGGGGACGAGCGTTTCCCGTTCAAAAGTGCCTACGGCACACTGCGAACACCGGCTGAAAACACGTACAAAGTTCGAATTGCGGACCATGCCAACACGACGGCATACCATGGCAAGCCAGACTTCAACATTGCGCCTGGAGCCATGACGCCTGAAGAGTTCATTGACCTGCTGCCGGCGATCTACTCCAACTCCGACTCTCGTCCAGCCCTCCTAGCAAGTGCTCTAGAGCAAAAAGGCGCTAGACCGGAGCCTAGCGCCAATGCTCTGTCAAGTGAGCTTTCGGGAACAGGTTTCTATCCACTCAGCGGCGGAGCTGAGACAGGAACTTACTTAGCATTTGATGACATTCCTGGCAATGCTCCTTCGCCCAAGCAGCAGCAAGTTCGCCAGATGGCAGCCGGTCACCAGGGCCGTATGCGGTCCCATCCTGGTCAACAAGCACCGGAAGGCCTAAGCTCGAAGATGGGTGGTCAAGAGTTAGATTCATCTGGAACTCCTATAGGTTCTTTTCTGGACAGAAGCCACTACCCAAGAACTGGACTTAACCCGATACATGAAGTTCATAATTGGGCCAAGGTCCGCTCGATGGCAAGGAAAGCTATCAATGGCGAGCACGTCCCTGGTTATCTTTACGATGGATTAAACGGAAACGGCAATCTTCTCGCGGGAACACATAGGGCCGCTGCAAATGAGTTGCTTGGTATTCTAGGTTACGGGAAGCGCATAAAAAGTGCAAACATAAACGATGTCCTAGACGAACCTGAAGCCTACGGCCTGAGCGCGCGGAACGCTGATCGCCTGCGTCAAGCTGCCGAAGATGGCGACTATAGGCTAATAGACGAAATATGGGACCAATCGCGCGACACGTCTCTTTTCTCCAACTCCGACTCTCGTCCAGCCCTCCTAGCAAGTGCTCTAGGACAAGATGACATCCCTGACTGGCTTTTGCCTTTTCTCCCTCCCCAGTAGCCGCCGCACCGTTGATTTAGACTGCACTGGCCAATAGTATTGGCATTCGTCAGCCTCGCGCGGGCTCGCCGTGAAATACGATTGATAGCTGCTTGGCGCAGCAATGGCACGGTAACAGGTTTTCCGCCTTGGGCACTCTGCATCCTGGCACATGGCAATGTCTGGCATGAGTTTTAATCCCCTCTTGCTCTGATAGCGGATGCCATCAACCGGCATGGCGTTGCCAATTTTGGCTCACCTATTCGTTCAAATTCAGTCGCCTTGCTTTCGAGAAGGACCGCGCACGCTTCCCTCTCTGCCAGAACTGCGGCTTCAAGCTCGCGGATGCGGTCATGAGCTTCCCGATTGGCATCCTGAAGAGCGTGCCACTCGGATAGGCGTACTGTGATTGGTCCAAGGTCAGTGTTCATCCCCTTCCTCCCTTATAGCTGGCTAGCCTTCGATCTCGACTTCGCGCACGATGCACTTACAGCCGTTAATCTGTGCGGCACGCCAAAAGCTATCGACAAGGCCGTTTAAACCGGTTTTCATGAACGGCGGCATTGCCTCCATACAGAACGCAACTTCGGCTTTCCGGCGCGCTCTGTACTCCGCCTCATGCCCTTGACAAACGCTGGCGGTGCTTTCCCAAACGCCTAGCGGTGTGTGGATTATAGCCATGTATGCCTTCGCCATCTTCATCCTCCTGTATGTTGGTTAGGTCTGTGAGGGGGGGGATCAGAACGGTGCGTCTGTTTTTGCGCACCGATCCGCCAGCATGTTTCGTTCACGCCTAAGCCATTCGATGGCATCGGCGGCTTGCCTCATCAGTGAGGTGTCGCGACCAAAAGCAATGCGCTCGCCTAGCTCAATCATTGCGGCGACGGTGCGAAGCTCCGCAACCAAGTCCATCCCCTCTCCACTTGTCTCTTGTGTGGTCATGGCTTTACCTCTGGTGTGGTTTCCTCAAAGCTGAGAACGACACGCTCGTTGCATTCGGGGCATCCGTCGTCCCACCACTTTAGGATGTTTGCCAGCTTATCGGCACGGTCAGGAAACCCGCCCTCCCGATAGCGCTTCTCAAGGCGGCGCACCTGATGCACCAAGCCCTCGCATCCGATGTCGCTTTTGTGCCGCCCTGCAAACCCTACGGCCATGCGCGCTAAGGACAACTCAGCGTCGAATGTGTACGGCTCCATAGCGCCCCTCTTTATCTCTGTGGTCATGCTCAACCCTTCCGTTTCACCATTTTGCGACGAAGGATGATCACCTTCGTGATAAACGCCCCCGCGTATCTGTGTGGTCTCTTGTACCCGTCCCACAGCACAGTGACAGTATATGTGGCACCATCCCAAGCGTCCGTTTTGACGACGGTGCCATTGAGTTCTCGCCTATTCTTGGTGGGGATGTTCAGCGCGATAGCCTTCTTGGTCCACGTCACCCTATCCCCTTTCTTGATGCTCTCGTAGGTCCAGTGCATGTATTCCTCATCAGTGGTCATACCAGCCCTTCCTTCTCTTGTGTGGTCATGGCTTTACCTCTGTTTCGTGGAAGACAGCGCGCCTATTCCAAAGTGATTTCGCCAACCTGTGACGCAACTCAGTTGTATGTTGGGTGTTCTCGCCTACTGGTTCAGGCCACGCAGGAGGCCCCTCCGCGTTGCACCGAACGCATTTTATTCGCCAGCCGCCAAGCTTGGACGAATGATAGCGCATGTCTCTAGTGGTCATGCTCATCCCCCTGTGTCAGTCCTGTGTAACGGATAGGGCATCGGCATCAATATCGCGCCAGTCCCGGATTTCTTTGAACACGTAGCTATTGCGGCCACTCAGCCACGAGCTAAACCCTGACGGCGTGGTCATGCGCACGGTTTGCTTGCCGAACAACCGCCCGTCAGGCTTGCGCCACTGGCGACGGTAAAGGATGCGGACGCCACCGCCATCAATGGCCGTCACGGCAACAATGCGCCGCAACTCAGCGCCCTCACCATCCCACACAGGCCGCCCGCTATCAGGATAGACGTTCACCCAACGCACGCCGGGGCGCCAGCTCTTAACGGTGCTGTGCCCGCCCGTCTCTATGTCAGGCAAGGACACGTCTTCTTGGATAAAAGCAGTCCAGCGCTCGTAGGTTTCCCCGACTGAATAGGCCATTCCTACCCTCCGCGTGTGTCTGTCCATGTCACTCCCCTGCAACGACCAAAAAACGCACGCAAATGCTTTGCTTTGACAAGACGCCATCCCATTTAACCATTGCAATGTTGGCGTCAGCCGCCGTGACAGTTCCAAGCCGTTCAACAATGTGCCGCTTTGTTCTCTTCTGCAATTTCGGCGCGTCGTAAGCCAATCGCACGCGGTCTCCCATCTTGATCATCACCGTCCCCCACTGTGTCTGTCCATGTTCAAACGGCATTGCTTGAATAGCAGCCCACGCCATGGCCCAAACCGGGTGATCTGTTCCAACGTCCTCAAGTTCCATGTCGGAGTCTTCGTGCTCGCGCATCACGCACCAAATGGCGCGGGCAACATTTTCAAGCTTCTCGCTTTCAATTGGACGGTCCATCACCTTTCCCCTGTGTCTCTAGACAAAATGAATGGCCAGCGCATTGCAGATGACATGCAGAATGTTGTCGGCAATGATGAGCAGCCAGACGGCTAGAAACGGCGGCTTGTCGTCTTGATAGCCCGTTGCGGTCAATGGTTTCCAAGGACCGTTCTTCAGCCACACGACGAACCGCGCCAGCCGCCAGCGATCAATTGCGAAGTGCGTCCCGCAGATCACCGCGAGCGCTGCCGGGCTCTGCGTGAGCAGCAGGAACGGGAGCGTGTACGTCACGGCATGAACCGCCGCCGCTGTGTGCTGCTTTGTCTTCTCGTTTGCCATCCAGTCGGATTGCAAGATGTAGTCGCCCACCGCGTGGGCAACGAGTTGGTCTGCTGTAAACATTTAAACCCCTGTGTCTCTAGACATCCGGTCAAGTCGCTCAATCTCAGCGACAATCAAAGCGGCGGCACGAATGAGGTCGCGGCGCTTGTCCTTTGGCTTCCACCATTGAGCATCCCATGGCCACAAGCGACGATGTATTATGGCCTCGCTCCAAGAGCCGTTATATTGGCCGTGGCTCATACATTTCCGCGTCATGTCCGAAAGGCTGCCTGCCCAAGAGTAACAAGCAGCGGCTCTGGCCATTTGACCATCTTTGTGCGTGTCGTCATGCTCAGGCGTCCAGCCCTCCACGCTCTTCTGGCGCTCGCGCTCTGCTGCAATCTCGTCAATGACGGATGCTGTGTCTCTAGACATGGAAACTACCTACAACAATCGCGTAGCTGAGTGCGTCTTGCAGCCCGTCTTCAATTTTCCCCATCCCCTACCCCTCCACATGAGTAGAGGGGGAGGAGACGGTGAACTCACCTGCGATATGAAAGCCGCAGTACAGGAAGCCAGACTTGCCGTCTTTCTCGATGGCAACATCTAAAGAGCGAGAAGCTATGTGCGGTCGGCAATGCCTACGGATCAGGCTCGCAAGCTCTTCATGGCCAAGCGCCACGGTGACAAGCTTGGGCGGATTGTGGTTGCGTCCTATCCGGTCGAAACTGATGGTGTATTCCATCCTTCTCATTCTCCTTTGTCTGGCGGCAACGAAAACGAAAGAGCATCCCCTTACCCCTCCTTAGATGCTGTCTTGTTATGAAAGAGACTTGAATAGCGTGATGGGCTGCACGCCAAATGCGCGAGCAAATGAAAAGAGGTCAGACAACAAAACGCGCTGACGGCCTATTTCAATGTTCGTTACAGACGTGCGCGTGAGGCCAACCATTTTTGCCAGATCCTCTTGGGTCAACCCGAGCGCTAAGCGGCGAGCCTTTACGGCTTGGCCAAACGAAACATAGACAGGCTCGCACTGCAAAACTTTGCGCTTAACGGTGACGTAGGTTATTACGCGCTGGCGGCGCTCTACCACTTTTCGCTGCAAATTTCGTTTCATGTCCCCTCCTCTGGCTCGCTGTCGAAATGGTCTTGCAGTAGTCGGCATAATCCACGCCGTTTACCGTCCACCACATTTCTCGACGCTCATTTACATTCGTCCTCAGACGGCGGCAAAGGGAGGGGCATCCAGCTGGTCACGCCTGATAGAGGGCGTGCCGTATAGCTGTCCCGGTGAGCAAGATCGCAGGCGTCCAGCCATCCGCTGCCGTGGTATTTGGTTTCGCCCCATGATGCACATGATGACCAATCACTACCCGCGATGATTATTTCAGTCCCATCCTTCGGGGCCGTGCTTATGTCTCTCCACTCGCGTTCCTTGTGTAGACGCACTATTTCGGCGGCCATGTCGTCGATATCGCTCATGCTTCACCTTTGATCTTGGAGAGGACGGTACTGGACTGATCCCATGCGTCTGCCCAGTCGTTGGAGTCTGGAGCTTCAAAGGGATCGAAGGGGGCCGTGGCGTATGTGGTCAATCTCTCCAGTGCCTCCCCTGCTTCTTTAAGAAGGGAACGGAGACGGGTGATCTCGTCATCGCGCTTGCGGAGTTTGGCCTGCAGGTCGTCGCGAGTGCCGCTGTAGAGCACGAGGCCAAGCCCGTCCGTTTCGCCAAGAATATCGCTCATGCCGCCTCTTCCTCTTTGCTTTCCGCTTTCACTTCCCTTGACCGACACAGCAACATCAGCGCTACTTTGTGATCCCGCCAGAACCTACGTGCATTAACGCCATCCATTCTGGAAATGCGCTCATCATCGAATCCATCCCACTCGTCGAATGTGTGCAGTTCACATCCAACCTGCATGTGCGCGTCTAAAATGGTGACAGTATAGGCTAGCCCGTAAAGCTGTAGAGGGGCGCGGGTGATGGTAATGCCATCTCGCCACTTGGCACCCGCGAGATTGGCACGCGAGAGATCGGCACGCGAGAGATTGGCACGCGAGAGATCGGCACGCGAGAGATTGGCATCCGCGAGATTGGCACCCGCGAGATAGGCACTCGAGAGATTGGCATCCGCGAGATTGGCACGCGAGAGATTGGCACCCGCGAGATAGGCACTCGCGAGATTGGCATCCGCGAGATTGGCATCCGCGAGATAGGCACTCGCGAGATTGGCATCCGAGAGATCGGCATCCGCGAGATTGGCACTCGCGAGATTGGCATCCGCGAGATTGGCATCCGAGAGATTGGCACGCGAGAGATCGGCATCCGCGAGATTGGCACCCGCGAGATAGGCACTCGCGAAATTGGCATCCAATTTCAACGCAACCCGCACAGCCAGACCGAGTTTCATGCCCTCGCTTGCATCAGCTCTGCACTCAATTTCAACTTCGCACTGTGCCGTCATCGTCCAGCGGTTTTTGATCGTGTATTTCATTCCGTTCTCCAGTCTGTACGGTCAATGGCAGCGCGGGCGTATTCCCTTGCAGCGTGCCACTCGTTGAGGGCGGCTTTCATCTCTGGGGTCCAATCGCAATAATCCATACCGTTGTCATCGTATTCCGCATTAAGTAGCCGTCGCAGCGCTACCCTCAGCGTGTCTATCTCATACTCGTAGGATGCAGAGCCACGGGTTGCCGCTTTGGCCGTTCCTGGGCACTGTTCGTCGTACTCGCGCTTGCTGTTCAGCGGCGGATCGACCTCAATGCCGCAAACCTCGCACATCCAAACACCGTCTTTTTTATCCGTGATTGGATGTCCGCAGAAAACCCATTTGTGATTCAAGCCACCCCTCCTCTCCACTCGCTCATGCTTCCTCACTCGTCATTGATCGCTTCCCTTTCCCTCGTCGTCCCGCAGCTATCCCAGATAGACACGCTGCCGATCTTTTCAGTCGTTGGATTGGCGCACTGCCTTTCCCCTAGTGCAAACAGGCCTACGAGACACAGGACGGCCAGCACGGTTAAGATCAGCGCTCCACAGCGCCCCCGCCAATCTTGCGCTTCCATTTCTTGCTCCCCCATGCGCTGCCCCTCATGCTTTTCGGCAGAATGTGCTTCGTTGCAGTGCGCCGCTGCTTTCCGGCTTGAGCATGGTCCGCTGCGTCCTTGGCCGGCTTGCACCAACTGCAGGTGATGCCGAGATTGTCCCATTCGTTATTGCCGCCGTTTTCAAGCGCGATAATGTGCTCAACACACCAATCATCGCTCGGACCCAACTTGCGCCCGCACTCTCGGCAGCAGCCGTGCCTTTCCAGAAACAGCTTCGCGGTCTGCTGTGGGGTAAGCCGCACGCGCGGGACGTGGTGCCATGCGCTCTTCATGCCGCCCTCGTGCGCTTGATTTTGATTTTCATGCTGCTTTCTCATGCTCTTTAAGGACCGTCTCAGGGTCCAGCCCAGTTTCCGACGCATAGACAGTTTCCACGGCATCATTCAGCGAATTGAACTCGGCTTGTCCGAGCTTGTCGAACGCGATCGATTTAGCCTTGAACACACGCACGAGACCGCCTTCAGGGTGAGGCCTGATAAACGCATAGGCCCCCGCTGCTTTAAGCGCTGCTTCTATGGCCAGGCTTGCCAGCTTCGTCAGCCCAGGTTGGTCTTCTGCAAACGCGACGGGCACGTCTACTGTCTCGCGATGGCCAGCCTTGACTAATACAAATTTGCGCAAATGCTCTTCGCTCTCGGGTCTGAAGTCAGAAGTCTCTGGCCAATGCGCATACATGGCGCGCAGCATCGCAAAGAAGCGTCGAAGCTGGTCGAGCGACCTAGGCTTCGTCTTCCCGTCAATGCTGCATCCGCAATGGGGGCACGTCGTCATTCGGCGGCCTCTTGCACCTTCGAAGCCTTGGCTTTTGCTTCCTCAATCTCGCGCTTGAGCGCCAGCGCCCCAGCCTTTTCCCGCGCCCAATACTCTCTAAGGTTATCCTCGTTGCGCTCTGCAAACTCAGCAGCCATGCTTGGGTTCTTACGCACGTAAGCAATGGCCTTGTCCCCAAACGACCCAACCGGCTCGCGCATGATCTTTTCGCCATCGCACCAATCGATTGTGATGCAGTTCGGGCCGCCTATCAGTTCCATTCGCTTCTCGGATGCCGCCATGTCGGCAAGCTCTGTTGCTGTCGCATCGATGGTCATGGCGCGGTGAAGTTCTTCCTCGACATCAAGCCCGGAGAAATCATCAGGCCATGCGCGGCGCAACGCTTGCGCTTCTGCGCACTTGGTGATCATCACGCGGGGCATCTTGCGCCAGTTGGGTTTTGACGGGTCAAGCGCCTCGACCACATCGCCAATCTGCTGCTTGCGGAACTTAGGCTTGCCAGCTTTAGCGTGTCCCTTGGGATAGATTTGCCCGGTCTCGACCCACTCAAACCCGCCTTCACCCGTCTCGATGATAGGCGCGTATTCGTCCCAGTAGGCTTCTGCCGTGACGGGGTGCCATTCGCCTTGCGAAAATTTATAGACCGTGACTTCTGCGCGAACGATTCCAAGAGGGTTCTTCGATGTGCACTTGGCGTCGTCGCTGTATTCGATGCGGGGCGCGCGGTCGTCGGGCCGGTAAGCATTGGTGCGGGCCGCTATGGCGCGGTAGCCGTCGATGCCAGTTACAACCGACATACGGCGCTTGGCCGGATCATCCTTGCCAAAGACGAAGGCATAAATTTGCCGACGCAACGGGTCCAGCTTTACCGCGTGGCAGATGTGGATGAACATGTCGAGTTCGGCGGAATCACAGTCCTTGGCGACCGTGCGACGAACCAGATCAATGTTCTTACCGTCCAGTGTTGTTAGCGCGCCCATGTCATGTGCTCTTGATTGCTAGAGTTTCGCCGCCGTTGCTGAGCATCGCGCCCGGCACGTCTTCCTTGGCTTTCAGCGCGTCTAGGAGAGCCTTGCGGTCAAGCTTGGGGTCTTGGGCTTTCCAGAACTTCGCGGGTATCAACGGCTCGTCTGTGATCTCGGCTTTGGGCGGAACGGCACGGATTGAAAGCGTTGCACTTGGAAGCTCCAGCTTTCGCAACTCGGCCTGCCCCATGGCCACAGCCACAGCGGCTTTGATCCTGTCGTGCTGCGCTTCGAAGCGGCTTTTGCGTTCGCCTAGCGACTTCATTTGCAGGGCAATTGCGTCTGCGTGAGCGTCCAACTCGTGCAATCGGTGCACAGCTTGGCTAATGGCCTCAATCAGACCTGTCTCGCCTTCGACGGCGGTAAGGGCCATTTCGTCGTCGTCACCAATTACGTCGCGGATGTTGGCCAGCAATGTCTTTGCAGCCTCGCCTTGTATCAGTAGCTGTCTTGATACGTCGCTCATCCCACATTCGCCTTTTTGTTCCCGGCCTTCATCTGCCGCTTGATTGACTGCACCGTTTGCCACGACACGCCGCACGCTAAAGCAATATCGCTGTCAGAAAGCACGCCGTTGCTCAGCAATCTCCGCACTTTGTCCAAGACGTATTCGCTCATGGCTTCACCTCGATACGAGGAGCCAAAGGGCTACGCCGGTCGCCGTAAACAGCGAGGCGCACGTCGCGGACAAACCTAAAATGCTCAAAATCGACAACCAAGACGTTCGGGCTGTCGGCGGATCTAGTAATTCCATGTCTCTCCGTCAGAGGGGCACCGCTAGAGGGATCGCCCGCGCTATTAGAGTTGCTACCGCGAACCAAAGGCCGATCCACGCCAGCACAATCAAAAACCCGCCCGCCGCTTGTCTTGTCGTCATCTGACACCCCGCAACTTGCCCACTTGATCAACGCCGCCGCGAGAGAACAATTCGCAGCTACTTGCAACCGCACCACGTTCATAAAATCACTCATTCCAGCCCCCGCTCTTCCTTGTGTGTGCGCCATGCTTGCAATGCGTGCTCGTGTGCTGCCTTGGCTCTCTCAAGCTCGTAGCGGGTGCGCTCCACATTGGAGGCGATCTCTTCAGCGTCTGGCGCTTGTTCGATGCGATTGGGCCGCAGATCAAT